ACGAAGTAGTTCAACTATATCTGAAAGAACGACAATATGAGAAAATGGTATTTGGAGAATATGGTCAATTAAACTCTTTAAATCTAGCCAGTTTTCTTTTGATTATTCAACACTATTTAGACAAAGCAAATTCAGCATATTCTGGAAAATGGACAAAAGAAATGCCTCCTTGGCTCGTATCTTGTAGAGAGGCTGGGCAAGATGATGGAACAGCTCCAGTTGCAGCTTACGAAGAGCTTATTAAAATATTCGCTCTAGCAGGTTCTGCGCTTGAAGCATATACAAACATTAACACAAATCAATGGAGAAATAATGCCGCAGAGGACATGAAGAAATGGAAAGAGTCCTGCGAAGAATAAAGGAGACCCTGAGCTAATGAATGAAAATCTAGCTTCGATGATTAGATCACAAAGAACAACTCCACCAATGGTTTCGGAAGAACAACTTGATCTTCCTAAAGTAGAACCAGAAGCACCTGTTGAAGAAACAGCACCTGTAGCGACAACATCTTCTGTTTCAACAACTGTAAAAAATTTCATTCCAGTTGCAAATTTGACAGAATGGTTTGAAAGAAATCATGAAAAATTTACAAATATTAATCGTGTAAGATTGTCATTGAAAGGAGTTGATTCATCTAAAACTCTTGTATTTACAGTTGCAACCGGAGTTGGAGATACAAGAGAATTGAAGATGTTTGAAGATGCTGATGTGCATCCAATTGTCGATCTACCTGGAATAAAGATGGATCCTTACAAGCACGGGTTCGGAGTTGTTCAAGAATATGTAGGTGAATCTTTTAGATGCTTGTTAAAAAATTATATAATTAGAACTGGGCTAATCGTTACATTGTGTCAGCTACATGATGGCGTATTGGTTCCTTATATAACAAAGAAAGTAAAGAGAAGTGATGATTTCTTTGAAGCTGAACAATGTCCATATGACATTCCAGCTAAAATGAGTTCTGAGCTTAATAAAGAAACTCTTATGCTTTTATATAAGCAAAGCACAAAAGTAATTGATGGTTTAAATACAGTTGGTGATGCAATCAAATGGTTAGTCGGAAAACAAGAAGATATTATGGATGTTAATCATCATCTTCAAGTAGATTTTGTTATAACCGAGTTATTGAAATAGCTTAAGAAGGGGAGTGATTTTTTCACTCCCCTCTCAATCTGGATAATTTATGAAAATAAATAATAAATACCCAGTAATAATGAGAGATGTATATTCGTATGATCTTTCAGCTTGCCACTACAATATAATGAAGAAGCTAGGGTATAATTTATCCGGAGTCGATGAAACAAACAAACAAGAAAGAAATATTTATATCGGCAAGCTGATGAAAAACAACCCAGATTTAACAAGTAAATTGAGAGAAACAACTCGATCAATAATTGATGAATATCTTCTTAGAAACAATGTAAAAGAAGATGAATTAATTCTAAGACAATATGATGGTTTTATAACAAAACGAACCCTTCTTTATAGAAATCTGCAATCCCTTCCTCTTGACCTAAGATCACAATTTGTAATCTTCATTTGTTCAATTGAAAGAAATAAATATCTTGCGATGGATACTCACACAAAGGAGATTACAGTTAAAGGAGTATCACATAAATATTCTGAGTTAGATAGTATATACAGGCAAATATGTGAAATACGATACTCAAATAAAGAAAGAATATTCAGTCAATTACACAGAATAAAAATTTCATTTTATACTTCACCAAATGGAAAGCTATTTGGAATTCCAGCACATAATGGAAAATTTAAAGTTATATTAAAAGAGTATGGTGAAATGGAAGTATCAGAAAATGTTTTAAAGATTATAGATACAAATGATATTGATAAAGATTTTTACTTTAAACACTACATAGAACCATTCACGAAAAGCATCGTGTTTGAGAATGTGAGGTAAAATGCCAACATATCCAATAACAGTTTTGAATTTAGCAGGTGGAAAACTAAAACCATTGTTTGATATTAACGGAAAACCAGATAAGGCGTTTCTTGTTAATTTAGACTCTTCTTATTATAGTAATACCCTTTCACATGAAATTGAAAGAAATTGGTTATATTGGAGAGATACAATAGATTCATCAAAAAGAAATGTAGAATACTATTGTCAAGCAGATATATACGATTTTCTTTCCAGAACTATAATAAAGTTTGATGTAGTAACAATCTATCGTTTTCTTGAGCATGTTCCATTTGATAAAGTTTTATTTTTTATATATTTGCTATCAACAGTAACAGATCCAGGATCTGGTCTTGACATTATCGTTCCCAATTATAGAAAATTAGCAGAAATGATATTGAATGAAAATGTAGACTCAAAAGTTTTCGAAGCACATAATATTGTTTTAACAACAGAACTTTTAAATGAACCTTCTTGCCCTCATGCATCTATTTGGACTGTAGATCGTTTAGATAAATTCTTTAGATTAGAAAAACGATTTAAAACAGTTAATATAGAACCATTTAAATTTGATGGCAGGGATATTTATTTGAGGGCAATATTTGAGAGGGTATAATGAATATAGGATCTCACACACATACAACTCATAATCATGATCATACTTATTATAAAGATTCTGTTGAACTAGGAGCTATACAAGTAGCTGATGCTGTAATTTTAGTTAAGGGAAACAAGATTGCGGTAATAAAAGACCGTAATGGAGAATTTTCTAATATCCCCGGTATAAAGAGGGATGAAGCTATAGTTACAGCAATACAACAAGGTTCACACAAACATAGTCTTAGAGTATCTGGTTCTGATGGAATGTTTTTTAAAAGTGATATATCAGAAATTATAGATATAGCTTCTGAAATGGCTGCAAGATCTTTTTCTGAAATATATAATATGGATAACAATATGTTTAAAGAGTTGATTAAATATTCGGTTAGAGAAGGAATAATTAAAGGACTAAAAAATTTTGAGGTGAAAGAATGAGTTTTCGTGAAAGAGCACAAGCAATGGGGTTGAATATATCCGGAGCCTACAAAGGGTTGTACTCATACTCAGATATTTATTCGGAGGTTATTTATAGACAAGCACAATGTGGTTTTGTTGAAGAAGATCCAGAACCACCTCATCAAACAGATGGAACAATAATTCCTGTAATTGCAGTATTCTCAAAACGAGATGGAATGACAGAATATTTGTACATAGGAAAAGTATCAGAAGAGTATCAGTTTGTTGGAAATCAAACTCTTGTTAATTCTATTAAACAGTCCATCATTTCTGGCTCACTAGAGGTATCACATGAATATCCAAATCTTACTTTCGATCTATCGAAATTTCGAAATGATATTCTTCTATCAAGCACGGTAGAAGTTCGTGAAGCTGGGGATGTTCTTCCTTGTATTATTGTTCAGAATGGCTACAATGGAACAAAGGCTGCAAGTGTATCTTATGGTATATCTTTTATGCATGATACTCAACGTCTTATTTATGGATTTAAACTTGGAGAAATGCGAATGGTTCATCTAGCATCTGTAGATACAACTGTTAGAGAATCAGTAACTGCATATGTGACCAGTTTTAGAGAAAATATTACAGACGTTATAAGAAACAGTTTTAATACCAGATTAACAGAAGAACAAATGCTTGGAACGCTGGATGTTCTTGAAAGTATTGGAAAAAGAAAAGCAGACGATGTTAAAGCTATACTTCAAGAAATGACAGTTGGAAATCCAGCTGGTAGCTTACCAACCTCTTGGCAAATGTTTGTTTCTATTATCAAATATGCAAGTATGCATCCAAACATTAATGTAAGAAGAATGATGGAAAACGCTGCTGAATCAGTGCTTGTTATTCCACAAAGAATGTTGGATACTCTAAAAGCTATCGAAAGGTATTAGAATAGTTAGAAAAATTAGGGGTTGAAATAAACTACAACCCCTAATTTTTTTTGGAACAAAATATAAAAACTGGAGAGGTTTTTAATATGGGATCAGATGATGAAGTCGAAAGAAGTTGGGTGCCATCCCGAACATATGACTTTGAGTTAAAAATTGAGGATATAGACTTATCTAGCGATATAATGCAAGTTAATATAATGTCCTCTATAGAAATCCCATATGTTAGTGTAATCATTACATTATTTGTTGATCCTAATGATTTGATTCTAAATAAAATATATGGACAGACTCCATTAAAATTCACAATAAGACATTTTCAAGATACAGCACCTGGAGTTCCCGACGAACAAATAGAAATGGATTTAATGTATGTTTCTGCACAGTATGATATTGAAATGAAAAGCCAAATGAATTCTCAAACAACAATGAAAGATAGAAGTGCAGTTCAAATAACAACTGTATGTAAAGAACCATTTAAACTAATGAATACTTATGTCAATGGTGTTTATATAGGAATGACCTTGCAATCTGTTATAAATGATCTGGCAAGGCGTCTAGGAGCTACCCTAGACTACGATTCTAATGGAGCCAATACGGAAGTCATAGATCAGGTGTTAATCCCTCCTATGACGTTCTATCAGGCTTTAAGGTATCTTGATAAGACATTTGGATTGTTTAATGGAATGTCTTCTTTCTTATGTTTACAAGATAAACCACAACCAAAAATATATGTAAAAAATTTAACATCCAGAGTTAAAACATCTAACCTGGCAATAATTAGACAGTTAGCATCTGGTTCTGGAGCAGAAGAATTGTTTAAAGAATCTACTGGGAAATCTGAAGCAGGAAGCTATCTCTATTATACATATCGAAATATAGAAACAAATTATAAGGGAAATACAGCCTTTAGTATCTTTGGTCCAAGAATGATCCATATTGTTAAACCAAGTAATAAACTATATCATAAATTAGATATAACAACTGAAACTTTTGCAAGGGATTATGGAATTGGTTATATGGGAAAGACAATTTACTATGATAAAGAAACATTGAAAACTGATAGTAGAATAGCTTTCTTTAAAGATCATACTGGTTACGAAGAAACTCAAACACATATAAATGCAAATTGGTCTAGAATTTTATCTGATCTATCAAGCATAGTTATATCATTAGAAAGAAATGTTTTTCTATTGCCGCTTTTAAATACCGGAGATTCAATAGGGTTCTTTAGTCTTATTGATAATATGAAAGATTTTCAGGGGAGATATATTTTATCTTCAACTGATTTATCTTTTCAACGAGGAAAGAGAGAGTTTGAATCGAACGCTAAACTAACACTAATTAGAACCAATAGAACTTTGGAATAAGTTTTAAACTGAGAACAAATAAATATAAGGAGTCCAATGGCTAAAAAGAAAGAAATAAGCGCACATTTAAAAACATTAGCGAACGAATATGTAACCGAGTTTCTAAAATGTCGAAATGATTTCATATACTTCGCTAAGACCTTTGTATATTTGGAATTACCCGGCGGTGATAGAAAATTCAAACCATATCGTAAACAACTTGATCTTATTGATTTAATTGAGAAAAAACATTATGGCCTAGTCCTAAAGAGTCGTCAGATTGGAATCTCAACAATTGTTCAAGTCTATTCTGCATGGTTAGCAGTTTTTCATGATAACGTAGTAATCGGAATTATTTCAAAGGATGGAAAAGAAGCTACAGACTTTGCTAGAGCTATCAGAGGAATGATAGAAAAACTTCCAGACTGGATGAAACCTCCTAAAGGAATAGTTAGTAGAGGATTCGCAAAGAAGACTGAGCAATCATTTATTCTTACAAATGGAAGTAAAGTATATGCTTCTCCTGTAAATCCAAATGCTCCAGATAAGACCCTTCGTGGTAAGGCTCTTACATTTCTAGTTATTGACGAAGCAGCGTTCATTCATCACATTGATACTGCTTGGACTTCACTTGTTCCTGCTCTATCAACTAACCAAAAAGCTGCTAGAGAATATGGTATTCCATACGGAACAGTTGTTCTTTCAACTCCTAATAAAACTATGGGAGTTGGTCAATGGTATTTTGAAAAATACATTAAGTCTGTTTCTAAGGATGATATTTTTGAACCATTTGTTATCCATTGGAAGATGATTCCAGAGTTAGCAAATGATCCTGAGTGGTATCAAACTCAATGTAGATTGTTTGGAAATGATCCTAGAAAGATTGCACAGGAATTGGATCTTAAATTCTTGCCTTCTGAAGGTTCATTCTTTGAGGCAGATACAGTTGAAAAGATGCAGGATGGAATTGTAAAACCAATTCAAGTTCTTAAACTATTCGGTGGTGAAATCTGGAGGTTTTCAGATCCAATACCGGGAAGAACTTATATGGTTGGAGTTGACACCGCTCCTGAACATGGAGTTGATAAGTCAGCAATTACAATATGGGATTATGAAACTCTAGATCAAGTTTGGGAGTTTCAAGGAAAACTAAAAGTCTTAGATTTTGAAAAGGTTGTAAAGGTTGCAATAGCAGAGTATCCAGGTATATTGATAATAGAATCAAACTCATATGGAAACCAAGTTGTTGAATACTTGAATGCCAGCGAATATTCTTTCATGTTATACAAAGAAAAAAGAGGAGTTAATACTTTACTTCCTGGTATATCAACTAATATGAGAACAAGACCATTGATGATTGATGCATTGTATTCTTATATAACTCAATTTCCAAACTGCGTTAAATCTGAAAGATTAGCTCTTGAATTAACAGGTCTTGTTGCAAAGGGAGAAAAGGTTCAAGCAGATAAAGGTTGTACAGACGACTTAGCTATGTCTGCTGCTGTAGCATTTTATGTTAGAAAGTATGATCCACCAATGCTTCTAAATTCTCCAAAATACGAAAATATCGCAAGAGAGATGTTGGATATTGTCGCATTAAATATGGAGTTAGAAGATACAGTTGGATTCAATGATAGAGACATTTTAAATTATGCTAAGAAAAGTATAGAAGATCCAAAAAGAGAAAGTAATTTTATTGACACATTAAAATTCTTTAGAGAGTAAATAAGATGAAAAAAATTAAAGAAATATTTTCTCTACCAGTAAGCCTTGATGTAGTAGATACTGTTGATGGAGTTAAATTATATTCATCAATAAATTTAAGAGATAATTTTATAGAAGCATTTAAAAGGTCAGGACGTGGTTCTGATATAGCGAATGAAATTGATGATCTAGTTAAAAAAAGAAACTTGATTGTTCCTTGTTATAAAAGTAAAGGAATATTCAGTTTTCTAAGGCATAAATTTTTTGGTGAATTTGAAGAAACTGCTATAATGGCTTTCTATCATCAGGATAAAAAGAAAGTTTATATTCTTATTGATAATAACATATCACCAATTGGAACTGCATCAAATGATAAGTTAGTTTCAACAACAATGCACGAATGTATGCATTTGGCTTCTTCTTTACATTTGAATCAATTTATTTCTATAACGAAAACATATCTACATGATTATTACAAAAATGCTTTTATGGGAATATTCAAACTAAATACTGATAAATTTGATGTTGATAAAATTGTCAATTTTCTATCTTCATTTGAGGGGAAACATATTCAGCTTACAAATAAGTTAGGAGCATATGCTGGATTATTAGAGAACGAATTTCAATCAATTACAACTCTCGATAGAGAAGCATTTATCAAGAAGATTACAGATATAATGACTGCAACTAAAGTTTCTTTATATAGTTTTTCGACATTCACTAAAATATATGGAAACTACGTTGATATATTTAGAGCATTAACTAGAGCATATGAGTTAGCTTTTAATGCAAAGAATAATGTAACAACTTCATTTCAAGAAATGTATTCTGTATCAGAAGTCATTTGTGTTTTAGCAGAATTAAAACCAGATGACCCAAAAATCAAGCAAGTAATAAAAATGATATAGAGGTATCATAATGGCAAAAGTACCTATTGATCCAACAACGAAAGGAAAAAAAGTTTATGGAAGTTTAACAAAATCCGCTGATCTTCTAGATGAAAGAGTTAGTGAAGTAAGTAATGTTTCTAAAACAATTTCTAATATGCAAAAGAATGTTAATAAAAAGGTTAGAGAAACAAAAAGAACACTAGAAGATAAAGCTGAAGATAAAGATTTAGAGCAAGTCCATAAATCAATAAACTCAGTTCTTGCAAGACTAGGGGATACAATAGGTGCGTTAAGTAACGGGATAACAAATGTAACTGTTGCAACAGCTAAAGCTACAAAAGATGCAATTGGAGATTATGCAAGTGCAGTAGGAAGGGATATTAATTATAATAAACAAAATATTGTAGCAATGGCATTATCCAGAACAAGCCCTATATTTGGTTATTTCGCAGCCAAATTTATGGAGACTGATGTTTTCAGAAAAGCAAAAGAAAAAATTACAACTTCTATTTCTAATATGTTTGGAACCGTATTCAGAAAACTTCGATTTTCAAGAAAGGGAAAGAAAGATGAATACGACCTGCCACATATGGCTCGTGGTGGTCTTGTAAGAAAAGCAGGTGTCGCCAAACTCCATGCGGCAGAAGTTGTAATGCCAGTTGATAAGTATATAAAAGCAAATCAGAAAAATCAAGAAGCATTTGCAAACAGACTTGCAAAAGTTCAAGCCAAAGTATTCAAAGAAACAATTGGGTATGAAAACATTGGAGGAGTTGCAAGAAAAGCTAGATCAATGTCCTATCAAGATAGAATGGTAGAACTTGTTCAATCAATTGAGCGTGCATTATACGAACAAGACAGTCCTAGTTTCTTTAGAAGAATGTGGGATTCAATGATGGAGAATTCTGTATTCAGAGGGTTTGTAAATACAGTATCTTTTTTCAAGAAAATCATAACTGGTCCTTTCAAAATGATTTTCGCTCCACTAAGAGCAATATATAAATTTGGAACACGTAGATGGAGAGTCAATAGAGGATATTGGGCAGACCTTCCAAAAGGCAAGAACATTCTTGAAAATGTTAATTCAACTCTTGGTCTAACATATGCTCAACAAATGTCTCGTCTTGATAGCATCATTCTATATACGAAAGCAACAGCACAAGCAGTTCGTGATTTATCAACATATGTAACAGGTATAAAATATCCAGCTATTCCAGATATATCAAGAGGCGGTGGAGGGTTTACAATCTTTGGTATATTAAGAAAAGTTATAACAAAACCTGTTGAATGGATAACCAAAGGAACTCTACTTAGTATTGAAAAAATCTTTGGTGTTAAAACAAGTGGATTAAGAAAAGCATTAACTTATGATCTATTATCAAAACCAAAAGATTTATGGTATAAATTAACAACATCAAAAAGACAAAAAGAACTAGATGCCCATCCATTATTACAAGCTGGTCTTGGTGGTACAAAGAATCCAGTAATGAGAAAAATGATCTCAAGTCAAAGAGATTATTATGATCTTGTTTTACATAAGAGAAGAGGATTTCCAAAACTTTTAGGTTATAGCAAAGATACAGTTGATGAATTAAGAGAGATAAATAGAAGAGAAAAAAGAAGAACTATTACTGGAATTTTAGGATCATTATTTGGTTTCGCTAGTAGTGGTATTGGAAATATTTTCAAAGGAATTGGAGGGTTATTCAGTTCTCTTGGTGGTGGAATATTTGGTCTTCTTGGTCCTCTACTTGGTTGGTTGCTTGGAGGAAAAGGTGGTGGAGGAAAAGGTGGATTTCTTGGAGGAATTATAAAGCGAGCAGGAAGTCTTGTAGGAAGAAGTGTAAAGTGGGGATTCTGGAACTTCTTAGGAATGTTTAAGAAAGGCGGAATAATTACAAAGGTTGTAGAATACGCAATGAAACCAATATCAGCAATTGGCTCTAGTATATTATCTGCTCTTAAAAACTTTGGTCCAAATCTTATAAAAATGCTTCCATCAATTTTAGGATTTGCAAGTAAAGGATTGATGGTTGCCGCAGCAGCAGGGCTTGGATGGGAAATTGGAAAATATATAAATGAAGATTTAGGGTTAGGAGCAAAAATTCAAAGTTGGTTAGATGAAAGAGTTCAAGGAGTAAAGAGAAAATTAGATGAAAAAGAATCAGCTAATTATTCACAAAATTTAGCAAAACAGGTTGCTGGTGGAACTGGAAGTATAGAAGACTATAGAAAGAGACAAGAGTTGGCATTAAGATCATCTTTAGGGTCTCAAGCTGGGGATGTTGGATTTGTTGGATCTGGTTATCTAGATTCAATAGAAAAAGCTCAAAGAATGTATATGTCTCAAAATCTTGATAAGTATCTTATTTATGGAGCTGATCAAGTTAGAGAAATGAGATCTAAATGGATGAATAGTAATTGGGCAATGAGAGGAGCACTTCCTTTTGAAGATGTTGAAGCATATGCAAGAAGAAGAGAAGAATCTTTCTTGAGATTTATGAGTGTTAATGGAAAAGTTCTAACAGAAGAACAACAAGCATTTAACTATAAAAAATTTCAAGAACAATATCAATCAAAACCAGAAAAAATTTTAGATGCAATGGTAGATGCATCAAAAGAAGCAAAAAATATTGTTGTAGCTACAGCTAAAAATATTGCATCTGTAGCAGAAGAACAATATTCAGAAGCAAAAAGATATTTACAACCAAAGTTTGCAGAAATATCAGAAATGGCCATTGAAAAAGGTACAGAAGTAATGGAATATACAACAGAGGCATTTGAGAAAAGACATGAGATTTTCAAAAATGCTATGGCTGAAGTCATGGGACCAGCTGAAGCAATTATGGGGCAGATAGATGAACAGACAAAAGATTTAAGAGAGTCTGCAAAAGAAACAGGAAACAGAATGTTACAAGGAGCTGGGCATGTTGCAACAACTGTTGCAAATTCTGTAACACAAACAACACAAAATGTTGTCAATAATAGTGGTGGAAAGTTTAATAGCTTTGTCAACTCAGCTAGAGAATCGTTGTTAGTAATGAGAGGGGATACTCTTTATTAAGAGAGGTTAAAACATGACTGTAAAAATAGATTTCATTCCTGGTATGCCACCTGATTTTTCAAGTACAGAAGGAAGTGGTGATATGGCCAATGCCAAGACAAATCAGGTTTTAAAAGATTCAATGCCTATAGTCCATATAGAACCAGGAACACCAAACTTTAAATTGGGTGCAGATTACTTTGTTATGGGAAGAGCTTTTAAACAATATCATGATATGCTAAGAAATCATGGCTTTGAACTTTCATCCTCAATCCATAATGAAAATCTAACTCTAGCTTATGTTGCGGATAATTTTCCTACAGATACATTTGCAAATGAATACGGAGAAAATTTCTTTCAATCAATGACAAATATAGCATCAGAAGGTGCAGCTTCTCTTGCACAAGTTATGGGTGTAAAATCAATGTCTGGAATGGCAGGTAAATTGCCTGGTCTTGTAAGACAAGGAATTGGTGGAACAGCAGGTGATATGTTAGGTGGTGGTCTTGAAAAAGCAAGAGATATGGCAGCAAGTATTATAGCTCCACTCGCAGGAGGAAAAGGTTTACAATTAGTAGATAAATTAATGGCAGGTGGTAGAATTGATTTTCCTATGCTTTGGAAAAACAGTACATTTCAACCATCATATACAATGACAATTAGATTATACAACCCAAATCCAGCAAGTGAAGAAGCAACAGAAAAATATATTATCGGACCAATTGCAGCTATATTAATTCTAGGAGTTCCTATTTCAGAAGACACATTATCTTATAACTGGCCATTTATTCACAAGATAACTTCACCTGGTATATATAGTTTAAACCCTGGTTTTATTTCTAATATTACAGTTGTTAAAGGTGGGGATCAACAACAGATTGCTATGAATCAAAAATTAGCACTTGTCGATGTTAGAATTGATATGGGAAGTTTATTCAATAGTATGTTAGTATCTAGAGCAAATCCTGGCAGACCAACAGTATTAAGTTATATTGAAAATCTAAAACAAACAAAAGCCGTTCAACCAATATCAGATGTTAATGGAAGAGTATCAGAAATAGATTATCCACCGGAAACTAGATACTTACCAGGCTCTGTTAGTAATACAGGAATAGATGAAGGTGGAGAAGTTCCAATATCACAAAGAGTTAGCGATAGAATTAAAAGTGTTGCGGATTCAATTATAAATCAAATTCCTGGCGGGTTTAAAATAGGAACTGAATAATTAACAAGTACTATTTTTCAAATACATTGTTATATAATATGCTAGAAATGTATTGATGATAAATTGAGTTTGACTTGTGTAGGATTGGTATTGTGAATATAGATTTGTTTTCTTTAAAATATCTGTTAATAAACTTTCAATCATTCCTTTAAAATAAACTGCAGCAGTAGTTCTTTTAATAGCCATTAACTTTTTCACATATGGAATAAAATTACTACCACATAAATCAGTAGAATTTTCAACTCCTTTTAAAAACATATATAAAACCATTCTAACCTTTTCTGTATGAGATACATCTATAAGTTCTTTTACAATAGTATCAGCAATTATTGATTTTATTTTACTTAAATTTTTTGCGTCATTAAGAGCTTTCATATCAACGATTTTATACACAGATAGTTTTCTTATTACTTCTTCTATTTTTGCTTTTCCTCTTTCATTTGTCTGATATTGATATGCATTTGCTTCATCATCTGAAAAATCTGTTTGTGTTTTAATTGAGCTTCCAGTTCCATGTGCCTTATAATAAATTTCTGCAAAACTCTTTATACTTTGTGAAAGTCTTGTTCTGCTCTCTTGAATAAAAGCAATTATTCTTTCTACATCCCACTTCTGAATATCAATAAAATATTTTCTCTCATACTCTTTTGATAAGAAATATACTGCATTAGATATAGTTCTTTCTCTTGAAAATAAATGTGTCTTGGTTATGTTTTCTAATGTATATCTAAATATGTCAGGATTACAATACTGGATTTGTTTATTCATTAATCTAGAATAATGCATGATGTTGAAATAAACCATTGAATAAGAGAAGCCAGATTTGTCTCGATGGCTAGCAAATATATACATTATTATCAAAAGAAGATTTGTGAAGGGTTCATTAACAATAGAAAATGTTTCCGCTTTTGTTCCCTTATATGTTCTCTTAATAAACTCTTTTACATCTTTTTCACTTAGACCAAGAACATCTAAAAAATCATAATATGGTTTCTTTGTTTTAGGATAATAGCAAGGTTCTGATAGTCCAGATAATTCATCGCCGGCATATCTTACTACTAAACTTTTTAATTGACCAATATTTAATTTTACTTTTCCAAGTATTTCTTTCATTAGTAGATCCTTATTGTTATAGAGTCTGTATCAAAATAAACATATTCTGGTCCATATTGTAACAACTCTTCTTGTGTCAAATTATCTATATCAAAATTGAAAAATATACTTGATTCTGGTTTGATTAAACGACAATGTTCTACACCTTCTACTTCTTGAACAACATCAATTATCTCTGATCTATACAACTCAATATTAATACCAAATCTATCCGAGAATGATTCAACTAAAGATTCTCTTATTGCGGTTGCAAGTTCTGCTCTAGATCCAGTATATTCAGAAGTTTTGAAAACATCAAGTTCTATCTGTAAAGGAATTTGATATTCTGGAACCATCCATCCAATATCAGACATTATATACTTTTGTCCTTTATTTGTAACATAAACCATCTGTTCTGTTTTTGGTTCTGTATATACAAAAATCATTGCTGTTGAATCAGAAACAGTTGCAATTTGATCTTCTTTATTTGCAAATTCATTTATACCTTTTCTAATGATATATCTATCTCCTGGTTCAGCTCCAAATGCTTCCATAGGATCGGCTATAATATCAACAACAGGTAATATATCAACCTCATTCAATTGCATATTATTCATCAGCCCTGTAGTATTTGCAAATTTAAAGTTGACAAAATCAGTTGCCATTTTATAATCTTTGAATGTTAAAGTTGAAAGCAATTGTTGTAATACAGTTTGTTCAAAATCCTTTGCTGTAATTTCATCATAATAAGTTTTCTTAACTGTAGGAATATCATAAACAATGAAACCTGTAGAATCACTAGCCACAACATTAGACATAGCAAAGTCACTTAAATCCTGTCTAAAAATAAATGTTGCAGAATATTGACCAATAGGACCTTCAACTGGATGAGTTAATGTAAAGTTATATGTGATTTCTCCTTTTGGAAGAACTCTATAATTTGGAATATTAACCACGAATATACTTGCAGTTGAATCATGAACCATATCATATGTTGATCCTGTTTTTGTTATTTCCATCTCACAAGTAACACTATCAGAATCAACTTCATTGGCTTGATAACTTAAACTAATAATTGCAGCATTTCCACTTTTTTCTACTCTGATAAGATCGGCATACATATTATATTCAGAACCATAACTTGTTATTAAAGCTGGAAATTGCTCAATCTCATACATTATATATGTGTAAGAAGCAGAAGTATTTACTGAATCAATCTCCATGTCAAATACAGTATAGTATTCCTCACCACCATATGTTAAAAGTGTTTGTCTTGGAATATATGTATCTGTGAATGTATAGTAAAGATTTCTAGTTGGTACAATTTCATTCTCAAATAATATAGTTGAAAACAAAGCTATTTCATTTGTTTTTAAATCTGATCTTTTCAATACAGGCAAAGAGTTTGGACTCAATGGAGAATTATCAATGATAGCACTTGCATTGATATAATCGTTTTCCGTTACTAATCTCTCAAGAGCAGTAATATTTGCAATAGCATTTCTTCTAACTTCTTCAAGAGATTCTTCATCACGACCATTTATTGCTGGAGAAGAGTTGACAACCTCAAATTGAACTTGTTGTGTAACTCCCAAATCTGTTTGAGTATAAATACGATCTCCATTCTTAATAGAACCAGAAATAACATTTCCATCAGCACCATCTGTTAATTGAAGATATACATTGACTGTAGAACCAGGTGGAGGTTGATAACCAATTAAACCATTTCCAAAAGATAATTGAACTCCAGTTGTTACTCTTTTACTAACAAATCCTTTTGTATTTTCATCCATCAAATAAAGGCTTGAATACTCTGTATATATTTCAGCAGCAGAAGAACCTGGTGGCGTAACTGTTACTTCTATTGTAGAAACTTTTCCTGTGAATGGAACATCTGCTGTATAAAATTGATATGTTCTAAGATCATCTGGAACTTTGAATTCTTGCTCTTCTGTTTTAAATTGTCTGAATGGAAGATCAAATGAAAATGTCGCAGTTTCACTATCAATAAAAACTGGCATATTATATACTTTGTTATCTTCTGTAACGACAACAGTAACATTTGTATTGTTCGTAACATTTATTCTTGTTATATAATATGTAGAAAAGAAAATTGTATTATCAGCAGAAACTTTATATCCCTCTGGAAGAGTGAATTCAGTATTAGGATCAGAAAAACCAAATGGAATTGTAAAGTGAACATACACCTCAGATGGTTCAGCTTCTCTTGTGTTATATCCTAGAAATGATGCAAGGTTATAAATAGACTCTGGCAATTGGGCTTTTGTTAAAAAGAATTCTTTATAAGCAGAAATTTGATAGAATAAAATGTTACTCGTAAGGGTAGATAAAATTTCAATAAAGTAAGCAATGGTAGATGATTTAGTCGGATCTAGATTTTCTAATTCTAAATACTCTTTCATCAGATTAGTGATTTGCGTTCTAATCTGATCTCTAGATTTAAATATCTGTGAAGAAGTAGATTGAGTTGTAGTTGCCATTATTTATACCCTTATATAAAATAGAGTCCACTATTTTTATCAAATAAATTTTGTGCAGCAGTTTTTAATGTTTCACTTTTCTTCAATAGTCTAGTCATAAATTCTGTATTTTCCATAGTGTGAATTTGTTTATCATACTCAAAGAAAACATAAGAATTTATAACTTGAAGATTTAATTGAGTTTCTGTGACACTTTGTTCTATTTCGCATTTAAGTTTCCAAAATAATCTATCTGCATTTGTAGATTTTTCAACTCCAGTAACTGAGAAAATTGGATATACATTATTAGATGGTCTTAGATAATCTTGCTCTAATTTTATTTTATCATTTGGCAATGGAGTGAATCCATATGTGCTTGGAATAGTAAGTGTTATTTCATTCTCTTTTATATAACCAATATCTTGGCCATCAAATGCGGTTGTAATTTCATCTGGAAAATAAACAGGAAGTAAAAGTATCTTATCCCATCTAACACCTGATAAGCTTCCTACTTTTTCGTATGCACCACCAAACAAATTTTCATCTTCCCAAATTGTACTTTCAGGATTTATATGATAATAAGTTGTTAAAAAAGAAACGGAATGCTTACTATAAAAATCATATATTAATCTTTGATAATCATGTATATAACCATATACTCTTTGATAGTTTTGCATTATACAGTCTCTATTGTTGTATCATCAAATTTAAGAGTAAGGGTTCCTTTCTCTCCTTGATATGATACTATAATTTTTAAGTTAGCACCTTTTTTGTTTGGAAGAAATGATACCTCAATTTTTTCAATTGTAGCACGATCATCGTATAATCTTATCCTATATTCAACTTCTTCTTTTATTCTATCAAGAGTCATTTGGTCGGCAGGTTCAAAAACCATCTTGTGAAGATCACTACCAAATTCAGGATCGTGAATATAAGTTCTTCTTGGTGTTTGTAAAATATTATTCCATGATGAAATAATTACATTTATATTTTCAATTCTTTTGAAGTCACCACTAGGAGAAATTTTCGGAAGATAATCGTAAATTTTCTTTTTAGAACCAACTACATTTTTACGAAACCTATCCAAAAGATTGGCCATGTATTATTTCCTCTTTTTAATTTCCTCATCTATTATCTTACGTTTTTCTTCCTCAAAGTCTGACTTCCATTTTAAGTAATTGTTAAATCTTTTAACTGGCATTTCAACAATGGTGGTATAAGACATTTTCCCCATTTCCATTCCGGTGAAAATGTTTTTCTCCAATATCTCGCGGTACTCGTTTACTTTATCAAACCGCGTACACCATGCGAAAAAAATTGGCTACAAGATCAAGGTTAATGTCTTCGACATTATCACAATGAATACAGGAAGCCTTCATCAATAGATTAATTCCATATTGACCAAAGTTATCTCTGTAAGCCTTGTAAACCTCTCTCTTGTCCTTGGATGGAAGTGTTTTATAAGCATCCATAATATCATCCCTATCTGAATAAATCTTGCTATCCCCACCTGTTTCAGAGTTCTGCATAATTGATTTAATAATAAGAGTTTCAATCAACATATCTGTATTAGTTGTTGCAATAGTTTTAAATGCAACACTTTCATCAAATAATGTTGGTTGTCTTAGAACTACGAAAACTCCTTTTAACATTTCTAAAGGAACAGTAACATTTTTTGTTAAAATATCATTTTGTGGATAGGGATTATAATTGAATGTATCAGATGCTTTTACTGTAACAGAATAATTCTTGCCACACGAACCACAACTAATGTCGTAGTTTCTTATTTCCTCATATGTGATATGATACAAACCATATAGAAGTGCATCTCTATCTTTTAAAGTTGTATTCTTCATCCATGCATCATATGAGGTAATTTCTTCTGGTTTCTTAACTAAACATTCAAACAAACATTTATTTAAATGCTCTGTGATTTTGTTTGCTGTAAGCAAACTTCCTTTTAATCTTTCTTCTTCTTGAACTGTCATTGATCTAACAGTATAAGAAAGATTTGTTTGTGGTGTTATTACTTCGTACTCCGGGAGCGCAATATTAAAACCTTGAAACATAATTCTATCTCCTTTCTATTCGCTTTTTAGTTTAAATTATTTTCCAGACTTTGCTTTTGCTTTTTGAATTTCTGCGTCAATAGCAGCCATACATTTTTGTGGATTTTTGGCTTTCTTACAAGTTGCCTTTGATCTAACTAGGCTTTGAACTTTAGCTTGTGCTGCCTTTACTTTAAATTGTTGCATACAAGCTGTTTTTTGAGCACCTGATTTTCCTGAGCATGCTCTTGCAGCTTGAGAGAAGAATCTCTTATAAATTTTGGAAGCACCATATGCAGCCATTCCAGCTAGAGCAGTTGCAGCTAGAGCAGCACCACCAGTTGTTCCAGCATACTCTTTTCCTTTTTCGTATGCCTGATGTGCTTTTTCTACACCTTTAGCAATTGTTTCTCCAGCAGGTTTTCCAGCAAGTTCTTTTGCTTGGTTATATGCGCCTTTTGCTTTACTAGCAACAGCTTCGGCACCTCTTGCAACCTTTCCTTCAACATCATGATCTTTTGCAAGTTTCTTTGCAGCACCTACTGCTTCTTTTCCTTTCTCTACTGCTTTGCCTGCAATTTCTTTTCCTTTTTCTACAGCTTTACCAACAGCGTGTTCAACATCGCCTTTAAGATCAGTCTTTGGTCTTGCTTCGGGATGTCTTGCACCATAGTCTTGACTCTTTGCATGATATCCTTGTAGTTTGTCTTTGAAATGTTTTAGAGCGGCTTGTGCATCAGCTCCTTTTTCTTTCATCCAGTTTTGTAAATCTTTTCTGAATTCTGGATCTGCCATAGCAGCCTTTGCTTTAGCTCCAAGTTCATTTGCTTTATCTGCTGCTTTTGCTGTTCCCTTATCTAATGCTTCACCAGCATCCTTTACAAAATTCTTAATTGCGGATGTTGCTTTTCTTACCTTTTCAGGATCACCTTCATCATCTGACATTGGTTCTTCTGAAAGATAATGTTCTAGAACAGGAAGGGCAGTAGATGTAATTGGATGAATTGGTCCAATTTCTGAAATAATTGTTTGTAGAACATCAACGTCTAGAGCTTCTGATAGCTCTTTGTAATCTACATAAATAGCTTCCTTTAGATTACTGAACAGTCTTAACTCTGCATTTGAATCATATTTCTTATCAGGAAGTTCTCCATTTAAAGCTAGGCTCATTATTTCATAATCAGATGCTTCCTTCAATACAAAGTTTCTCAAATTAACTCTTTGAATATCTGATAACTGATTTGATTTACAAACAGCTTCAGCAACTGCTCTTCTCATGCAGATCAAAAATTGAATTGATTCTGTTAAATTTAAACGCTCATGAATAATCATTTTATTTTCCTCTCCTAAATTAAATGTTGGTTCTTGCTTTATCTAATTTTTCTTTGACTTTTTGCATCTTTTTGTTTAATGCTTCACGACACTTTTCTGGATCTTTTGATTTACTGCAAGCAGAAAGACCTTTTCTCATATCAGCAAGTTGTGCACTAATCCCCTGAATCTCAAATTCTTTCATGCACATTTTCTTTTCTGTTCCTTCTTTATCAGAACAAGCCTTAGCTGCTTTAGATAAAAAGTTTTTATAAACTTTATAACTAGCATAAGCCATGAGAGCAACAAGGGCAGCAACACCTAGCCCTGCTATTGCTGTTGATAATTTTCCAACCAATGCAGCAACACCAGCAGACATTGGTGACATAAAAAAATGTCTTATAGACATAGCAATAGTACTTCCTGCTAATGCCTTAACGGCTGTGTTTCCAACTCCGGTCATAAGTTGAGGATTTGCTGCATCTGCTTCCGTAAGAATAGAGAGAGTGTCAACATTTGAAATTATCTCTTGAATAACACTCTCTCCTATATATGGACTTATTTCATTTTTGTTAATCAATAACATTGTTTTGAATTGTTCAAATAATAATCTCTCATCTTCTATGGTATGATTTTCTTTAGGCATTTGATTTCCAATAACAAAAGATAGAACTTCGTAAGAGGATGCTTCTTTTGTTATATATCTTTTTAACTCTTTCTTATGAGGAACGGAAGATAAATCAACCATAAGACATAAACTCTCACGACAAGCCATATCAAATAATAGCGAGTCGTAAGGGTTGTAATTTTCTGGAATAAACATAATTATCCTCTTTAGGTTGCTGAAGCTACTGTTTGCCCATACTTTTCAATTACGTTTGCTTTAATTGCATATACTTGCTCTGCTAACTCTTGGCACTTTGTTTTAACCCAATCTTCATGCCATAGATAATCGACATTGAACTCGATTTCTGGATCAAGTCTTCCGATTGATTCTACATCACTTGTAAATAAATCTTGTGGATCTTTTGTTGGGAATACACCGTCATATGCAGCATAATACTCAACTGTCTTTGCATCTGGTTGTGTTGTCCAGTAATACATAACACATGAATACAATGATTTGGTGTAATCATTTCCAGTTAGATTTGCAGTACCTGTTCTGTAGTCTCTGATCATCTTAACCCAACCGTGGAAAATGTTTAGGATTGGTGTTCCTGAGAATTCTAAGAACTTAACTGATACTGAATTACCATAATCAATGTTTCCTGGTACTGCCCATTTGATTCCTCCCAATCCTGTGAACTCGATTTTATTTAGAGTTCCGCCAGGTGGGGTTACTGATAAGCAAGCTCCTGCTAAAAGATTTGTGATTGTTTGAACATCTGGTAGTAGAGCGTACTTTGGCAACTGTGTAGGAATTTTTGCAAAATAAACAAAGTGATACCCGGTAATATAAGGATCAGCTATTCCTGTTACAGTTCCACCAAAATTTCTGTTAAGTCTATTATTTGGTACGTTGGCAAATGAATTCTTAATAGCCATTTTCTAAAACCTCCAAAATTGATCTCCTATTTTTCATTATGTAACTGTCATTTGTATTTTGTTCCGAAACTATGGTCCTCTTTTTCTTCTTAATAATTATTTGTTTTTGTGGGAATGAATCCACCGAAAAAGATTCATCATTTTTTTGTATATATTCTAAGTAAAAATCTATTAATCTCATAAAAGCCCACCGATAGATAATTTACATTTTGTTCTTAATATTTCCAAAGATCTCGGTTTATTACCTCAATGCTATATATATAAATAATTGAAGAGTGAAGAAATTCAATTTTTTTGAAGAAAGAAAGGAGTAAGAATTGAGTATTAAAAGTATTAGCTTCAGTCCGGTATATTATTTATTGGTTTTAAATTGGAAAATAGATGCGTTAAGTAGAAGAGCTTTAGGATTATCTTATCTTATTTTATTTGTTGTATTGCCATTATTTTTTGGTGGAACATCTTTATGGTTTCCTATCATGGCAATTATTGTTTTAATTAGGTCATTGTATCTACTTGATATTCTTGACTATATATCAAAAAAAATGGGAGGATAAATTGCAAGAGAAATTAGTTTTTGACAAAATCTATGTGGACAATGATTATTTTCTAGGGTATTGCACAAAGACTGGTTTTGAAGTTCTATCTGGAGTTGAAGGAAAACCAGATCCATTCAGTTTGAAACTCCCATCTCTAATTGATATTGGAATTATGGGGCATTGTCATAATAAATGCCCAATCTGTTATCAAGGGGATGTAGAAGAAGACCACATGGATATAGCTGATTTTATTAAGATTATTGATCAAATTAAACACCATACAAACCAGGTTGCTTTAGGTGGAAGAGGGGACCCAAACAAACACCCTCAGTTTGAAGAGTTTTTGATGTATGCAAAACACAACAGAGTTGTTCCTAACTATACAACTAGTGGAAGAGATTTAACTCAAGAAGAAGTAGATTTATCAAAACGATATTGTGGAGCTGTTGCAATTTCCAACTATTATCAACCATTTACATACGACGCTTTGAAAATGTTTATGGATTCTGAGGTTAAAACAAACATTCATTTTGTTTTCTCAAAACAAACATTCGATCATGCAATTTCTCTTTTAAAAGGAGAAGACATTTGGGAAGGAAAGGTTGATCTTAAAAGATTAAATGCGGTTGTCTTTCTTCTGTTTAAACAAAGAGGAAGAGCTGAACAAATGGCTGATCTAAAACCTACCGCATATCAAATCAATCTTTTATCCCAAGCTATAAAAGAAGTTCAAGAAAAACCACTTCCATTTAAAATTGGGATGGATAGTTGTTTAGTAAACTATTATTGCGAGTTTATTGCTTCTCTTACAGAGGCAGAAAAAATGTCTCTTGATACTTGTGAGGCATCAAGAATGTCAGCATATATTAGCCCTACTATGAGAATGATGCCATGTAGTTTTTGTAATATGGGAGAAGGGGTTTCTATTACAGATAAAACAATAAAAGATGTATGGGATAATTCAGAAATATTCATGAAGGCAAGAAAAATTCTTTTGAAGAAAAGGAACACTTGTCCTGCGGGGGTATGATGAAAGTAAAAACTGATTTTGTAACAAATTCAAGTAGTTCTGTTTTTATTGTTATATTTCCAATGCAAGTTAAAACTCTTGAGGAAGTTTCTGGTTTTGTTCAACCAGAATGGAAAGCCAAAAGAGTATTTGCCCAAATAAAAGATCAAGTACCAATTCCTCTTATTCAAAGCCAAATAAAGAAAATCTTAAAATTTGTTGGTGAAGAAGTTGAAAGAGGATATATTCAAGAAATAGAAGATAAGATAGAGGGAAGAAGAAGATTTGGTCAAAGAAGTTTTGAAGTAGAGCATGCAGAAAGAAGATATAGTAATTACTCAGAAGCATTTAATAATCCATTATGGAGAGAAGCAGTATGGAAAGAAAAAGATTTAAAAAAGAAAATTTATGCAAAAGAATACACGGTTGACTTTTTAAAAAGAAATCCAGAAGGATTTCTATATAAATTTGAATTTTCTGATAACTCTCAAGAAGGTAGTGAGTTAGAACATGGTTATGAAACAGGGTACACTTTTAGAAAACTACCACACATAACAATTAGCCATCATTGAGGTAAAATGTTCACAATTATCCATCAACAAATACCACAGTTAATTTTCTTAAATGAATATGTTGCCATTCCAAAAGATTTTAATTTCGATGGGTTTATAGATATTGACATGGTGATCTTAAGTGCAAAGGGAGTTGATTCTGCTCAAATTAAAAATTATCTTATGTTATACCAATGCAACGATTTTTTGACTATGACACCAGGAACAAAAAGAGCGGCAATTGCAACTTTTTATTCCTTAAAAATTTTGGAAGGTCTTGGTTTTATAGTTAATAATACAGAAGCAAAAAGATCGTTTAGCGGTGCAGAAGTTAAGTCAGAAGTATTCTACAAAGAAAGCGAAGAAACTTTTTTGAGTTATATAGAAAGATGTAAAATGAGAACGACGATGAGCAAAGATGGTTATGATGATATGCATGATGAAGCAAGAAATAATGGAAGACCATTATTTGTAGTTAATATAACAAATGTTCTTAATCTTTTGCGAGCCAAATTCGTAGAAAATACAATTAAGAATATTGTCGATTTTGAAGAGGCAATAGAAGAATCTAAATCCCTATAGGGAGAAAAATAGCTGCTTGAGGTTTGATCCCCAAGCAGCTATTTTTTTTGACTAAATTATCTGATGTAGAAATTCAACTCAATCTTTTCTACAACTCTGGTTGGTTGTAATGTTACATTGACATGGAATGTTTTGGTTTTCTTTTCGTATTCTGTTGCACCAACATCAATTGAATAATTATCTAAACCACGTCTATTCTTAACTACTTCTAGGAAGTCTGTAATTGCACCACTTACTTGACCCCATGTAATAGGATCATTCTGCTCAAAGATGAAGTTACGGCAGTATTGTTCAATTGCTTTCTTGCAATATAGAACAAGTCTGACGATATTCAAATCTTGCATAGCACTTGGTTTTGTTTGTGATGTTAATTGTCCCCAAACAACATAACCTGCTGAGAACTTACAAATTGGGTTTAGTTGTTTTAGATACATTTGATCACGTTGACTCAATCTTGGATTGAATCTTAGTTCTTTAATTGATTCAATTGCTCCTCTGTTAAAACCTGCTGCTGCAAACCATAGTTCTGCAACATTATCATTTCTTGGTAGTAAGTATGATAGATGATATACGGGAGAAACCCAAATATCATTTCCTGAGAAAGCATCGGAAATTTTGTTAAATGATTCATATAGTGAAACATAGTAATTGTTGAATGTATGAACTGATGTTCTTCTTGAAATAGCTAGATTGAATGTAGCATTATCTCCATTGTCCATAATTCCAACACAGTCACGTCTGGTATTGCAAAGTGTACTGATAGCAGTTTTAACATCTGATGGATAACCAGCATCATATACGATTGAGAAGTAAACTAAATCGGTATCCATAATATCATCAACATAATCACCTGTTGTGCTTACTAGTAATCCAGAATATGCTTGTTCTAGTAAATTTTCTGCTGTTGTAGGATCTACTGTTCCTTCAGCATTTCTTAGAGAACCTTCAGACCCTTTCTTCAAAGGAGCTGGTTCAGATGATATAAATGCAGTTGCTACACTTGCTTTTGCTTTCTTAACATCATATGTGATTGTTGAGTTGTAATCAAAATTGGCTGTATCACCATTCCAATTTTGACTTGCTGTGGTTAGATTTCTTTCATTGAAAATATTGACGGTATCATTTTCTGTTCCACCTGCAGCACCCATCCATCCCCAAATTTCTGTTCCTCTTGCATCTTTTACAATTAGAACGTAATTTGAATTTCCTGATTCTGGGTCTTTATCCCAATCAGAAAAATCTTGTTTATTATCTGTTAATGAAGCAGTACCATCGGTTGAGTTAATTGTAATCGCACCGATTTCTTTATCATATGATCTAACAATCAAATCATAACCTGATGTATAGAAACCGTTTGACTTCAACATATCTGCTCTTAGAACTGATGAATATGTTGCTAGAACATAGCTGATGAAAATTGAGTCACCAGAAACATCTGTTGCGTATGGATCAAATGAAACTTCGAATGATTCAATAATAACATCCGAACCATCAGCTTGTCTTTCGTATATATCTAGGACATATACTCCACTCAATGTTGGATTTGAATGTTCTGTAAATCTAATACCCAATGCATTGTAATAGTCACCTCTTCCAATTGGATAGATGTAACACAATGGTTGAGTATCACCACTAACTTCTAACCCTGTTTTAATTTCATCAATTGTATTAACTGCATCTACATATGTAATTGATATTGATGCTGTTGCATCTGCACTTGCTAATCTTGTATCAATTCTTAGATTTGCATAAGCTGCATCTGATGGAAGGCATCTAATCCAATACAATGCTCCTGATTCTCCTAGATGGTTATAGGCGATATAAGGGCCTTGTCCGTAATTCTTTCCATAATCGTTTACATTTGGTTCCCCCCACTCTGTAATGAATTCTGAGCGGGATCCTACGAATACTAACTCATTATCTCTTCCTTTTCTTGTTAATCCGCAAGCAAAACCAATTGTTGATGGAACTGCTTGTACATAAGTTGATAGGTCTATAATCTTCGTATAGACACCTGGTGAAACATTAGCCACGGTAGTTTCCTCCGAATAAAATTATATTCTCTAATAAATTAATCTCTAAGATACAGAGTCCTTTCTCACCAGGTCTAAAATAAAATTCCTTTAGAAATACAAATACCAAATAAATACTAATCGTCTATCTACTGTTTTAACAATCGTTGGGAAAGTAACTCTTGAAAATAAATGGAATGGTCCTGCCCATGCTCCATCTCTAGAAGAAGCTGTGAATAGACCCGCCTCACTTATCTGATTTCCGTTTGCGTCGTCAACTCCAATAGAAATTGTAATCTTTGCAATAATATAACTATCATCGTTATCTGGATCAGTTTCGTAATCTACTTGATCAAATGGATGCTTATAGAACCCTGTAACTGGATAATCAGCATCTACCCCGGTGATGTGGTAGTCAGCGCAGGAAGCATCAGCAGCATTGATCATAACATTTGTATCTAATTCTGTATTTTGATTGTTTGGTGGGATTGGGTTGAGAGGATCAGCAGGAAGAACACCACCACTTCCTAGACCAAACCAAGTTAGAAACTCATCCTTGTAATCTGTTCCACCTAATCCATTTGCAGCTCGTAAGAAACTTTGAGCTAAAACTTCTCTACCCAAATAAACAACTAAATTGCTTTTATGTAATAGTTTTTTCTGCCCTTGATCTGTTACTTCAAATATATGAACTTCCCCTTGGGGTTTTCTATCGACTTTTCTTTTTCTACTAAAAGAGTCAGATAAGCAACTGTCTCCATAATAATCTTTAATTTGGAACTGTAATGTTTCTTTTTTATTCTCCATAGTTTTAATCCCTTATACCTCAGATGGAAGATCCTATTTTCTATTTTGTTCTCAAAAAGACTACAAGTTAGCAATTTTTGCTATATATATTAATTATTGAAATAATAGAATCCTTTAACCTATTTATTGGAGGATGATATGGTATATCTTTATGGAAAATTAAAGGGAGAAATGAGTTTGATCAAAGGGTATCCTGGAGTTCAGGATGCCGTCGAAGAAGCAGAAGAAATAAAAGGAATTGATGAATTCCTAATAGTTTCAGATGAACATGAGCGTGGTCTTAAAGGGCAAAGGGTTTTTGGTATGGTTCTTTGGAGGTCAACTGATAAAAACCCTCGACCGTTGTTCCCAACTAACTACAGTAAAATAGGAGAGAAACAATGAAGGTTGTCATGCAAGTTGTTTGTGCTTGGTGTGGGTGTCATATCAAAGATAAAGAAGCGGATGTGACCCCAGGTACCCTATTGATTTCACACTCTATCTGCGAGACTTGCAAAGAGAAAGTTTGTGCAAGAGACCTACCTCCACTTCCGGCAGCTTCTCCTTACCCGGCGTAAAAAGATGGGATCGTATGTTGAGGCATACGATCCCATCCAGATTCTAACTACTTCTTTTTATTCTAAAAATGTCCCACAGTTTGAACAAAATTTAGAATTTGATGATGATTTTCTTCCACAGGTTTTACACTCAAGTTTTCTTTCTACTGTTAAAGGAACAGTTACTTGAGTACCTGTTTGTGTATCACCTCTTAACTTGATAACAATAACACTAGATTCTGTTAATCTACCCATTGAAGTATATGTAAATGATTGATTTATTTCAGAACCTTTTACAGTAATACCTTCATCTGCTAAAGGAGCTGAATTTTCTTGAACAGAAGAATAGAAAGCATTTACTTCTCCAATTCCTTTACTAGTTGCACTTCCTACAGATGCAGTAGAAATATCACCAGATAATCCTCTAGCTCCAGATGAACCAACATTATAAGAACCAAATGTAAAATCACTTCCTCTATATACAGGTCCAAATGGGTTATAATCATGATGGTAATAATAGTGATGATGTGTAATATCGAATAGAGGATTGTTTTCTTCAAACGCAAATTCTATTCTGATAAGTCCGTCTTCGATTTTGTCACCTCTATGTTCCTGTATCTCTCTGGATTTATTAATAAATCGAAAGCGATTTTTCGCAGCATTTCCCCTAAGAAAACCTTCTAATTCTACAGTTTGGTTAGGACCAACTACTACGGAATGACCATCCAGAACATCGGACCCATCAATAGATACTTTAACAGAGGCTCTTTTGGAATTTAGATTTTTTAGTAGCAAGGTGTATTCGCTACCAAAAGGAAGGAAAACTTCATCGTTTCTAACTCTTAAAATCTTACCATTTACTTTTACTTCTGCAACGAATTGATCTTTGTAAGTCATGGCTCTTCTCCTTCAAGGATACAGACTAAATCCTTGTAATTTCTTAAAGTCTGTTGGATTAGAATACATAGAAATGTATTCATTTTGTTTGTTCCAATTATATATATTAATTATTGATGAGATTTGAACTTGCTTAATTTGGGGAGTGTTCCGGTCGGCGGGCTGTAAACTCGTTGCATAATGATCGGCGGATGCGAGTGGTTCAACTCCACCACTCCCCACCATTTAATTTACAGGAGGCAGTTACATGAGTGAACATGAGCAAGATCCATTATGCCCAGATTGTAAGTGTAGTATGTTTCTAGTTGAAGATTGTGGGGGTGGAATCACAATATGGGCATGTATGTATTGTGATGACCCCGAACCAATGACCTTTCATTACGATTCGGTCTGTTGGCGTTGCGGTGAACCGATAGACTCCAATCTTTGTCAGAAGTCTGACAAACCTGGCGGAGGTTGGAAATGTAACAGGTGTAAAGCAGACTTGTACGACTGGAAGATCATGATGGGTTTTATTAATCCTTTGCAGGAGGGTCAACATGCTTATTGAAGAGGATGGTGTAGTCGTCGGATCCGGAAGTTTTGGAAAGTTTGAAATAATCAAAGGTATTCCTGTCGCTGATCGGAAAGAGGAATTTCTGAAATACGTTAAAACCGAAAAGGGAAGCAGCGAAGCAGCACAGGAAATGATTCACTTCGCAGCATTCAAAACCCGAGTCGATAAGGCTTGGGCCTACATTCATGGGGCGAGGACCTATGAAGTAGATGACGCACCCGGAAAGAGAAATCCCATCAACATCACAACCATCGTCGTTGCAGTAATGGCTCTAGTTGGATTAGCTATCGTTATTCTAACCAGAAACTAGGGGAGGGTCGTATGAAAGAAAAAAAGAAAATGGCAGTCACGATCAACGAAACATCGGAAAGAATTGAGAAGGGTGTGAATTGGTTCAATCAGCATCCGAATTCCCACAAAGCGATGATGCTAGTCGCCGGGATATTCATTCTCGCACTCATCTTGATCTACAGCTTCAAGTTGTTCGTATTCTCCGCATTGGGGTGGCTCTTCTACTGCATCGGAAAAAGGATCATGAAACCGAAGGTTCATGAAAAGAAATACCCTTTGAACATCTGAACGAAAGGGGAAAGGATAGATTGAGGGTCTATCCTTTCCCCAAGAAGTTATGAGAATAAAGGTTTCATTTTTTTGGTTTCTGGAAGTGTATGGTTGTAGTTTTTCCAATCATCTTTAATTTCATCAGGGAACATATAATACTTAGCTTCAAAGTTTAAAATAATTCCATCCTTTTTTCTAATATCTGCTTTAACAATATATCCACCAACATGAGGGCTCAAACCTTTTCTTGTAAGATAATTTGTTTGACCTTCAAATGTTCCACATTGAGCTGCAAAAATTCCACCAAACATTGCTTGTACTTGAACATGAAGGTGACCACACAATAGAAAACGAAGAGTTGGCTTCTCTTTTTTATTCCAACAAATTTTAGCTAATTCAGAATAAGCAATTTGTTCTACAGCCTTTTGCATACGATAAGATAGAGAATATGGAACACCACCTGATGGATGCCACAGCTTCATATCAACACCAGGAAGAATAGGAATATCAACTTCATCAAAACCAACATAATGAACATCAGGGCGTTGTGCTTCAATAGCTAATATAGGATTATGCCCACCACTTTTAATAAAAGAATAGTCGTGATTACCTCCCATCATATACCATTCAAAACGACCTTTTGGAAGATTAATAATAGCTGATTGTTCTTGCTCTTCTGCCGATAGTGCATATACTTCAAACTGATGTCCTTTATAAACATTATAGCCTGTTAGAACATCACCAGGTGTAAAAATATATCTGGCACCTTTCTTCTCGCATAGTAAAGCAAATTCATTAAGAGCTGTAATCTGACAGGATCTTGAACCGAAATGTAAATCAGAAGCAATACCAAAAACAATCTCAGTTGTTTCCAATGAAGAGTCAAATACTTTTCCTTGAGATGGAACTTCATGGCTTAGCATAACACGCTTTTCATCCATGATAATTTCATAACCTTTACTTCTAAAATCTTTAATCAAATCATATATTTCTGATGGAGAAACTCCCAACTCTTCACAAAGATCATCACCTCTTACAGTCTTTCTTTTTTCAAGAATAGTAATGAACTTTTCTTCTATACTTTGTTCGTCTTCTCCATATGCTTCTAACTCAGAATGTGTCAATGTCTTTTTTATCTTTGCTATATACTTGTAAAAAGCTCTAATATTGCTTTCATACCCATACATTCTTTGTGCTAAGTCATAAATTTTTCTTGACTCAAGCCCTTTCAAAATCTGTTCTTTCGTAAATTCTTTGAGACCTGGATATAGAATCATTCAATCCCTCCAATGATTTTGTTTTATTTTTTTGTTCTTAATTTCTAAAATGGCATCTCATTGTTGACTTACAGAGTTTTCAACTTTTTTGTTTGGATTAAAACTAAAATTTTTTATGACTTCTTTTTTCTTTTTGTCTTATATCTTTTAATACATTTCTAACATTGTAATCTTCTAATTTTGTAACTATATAGAGGTCTGATGTTTCAGTATCCTGAGAAAATTTTTGAATTTCTAGATCTTCTAAATCTTTATATTTCTTTCTCATTTTTTTCAAAAATTTTATATCAGATGAAGGATCAGAATTAGTTTTATTTTCTATTCCCATATTTTTTAATGCTTCATTGATGGAGTCTATATCATCATCAACTATTTCTGTATATGTAACTCCACTTATGATAGCTTTTACTTCACAAACATTTATAAGTTCCATATTTAATCTCCTTATGACGATATGTTTCCACAACCACTAATTGTAACAAATTCATTTATAGATAATATACTTCCATCTGTTAGGAAACAATCAAACAATAATGTATATGCGCCAGAAACATTTTCAGTTAATAAACCATTTGTATCTCCATTCCATTCCCAACGATTTGATCCTGCGTTCCAATAAGAAACATATACATTATTACTAGCATCACGTTTTATTTTTAATTTTCCATAAACATCTGTTGTTTGAACATAATCATAAAACCAGTTACTTCCCCCATCCCATCCATCTGCTTCATAATAAGCAGTTTCAGGTGGGTTATGAGTATTACCAAATGTATAAGAAACCCAAGTATCTCCTTCTTCTGTTTCAAAAGATACCCAGTTTCCTGTTCCAGTAGGAGTTTTACTATTATTAACTTCAAAAGAAATATAAGCTTCAAATTCTCCTAAATATGAGAATGTTGTTGTATAGTCATGTCTAGAATCTGCTATAAATTGTAAACTATTATATTGAATAGTTGGTTGAACACCTGTATTATAACTATGATATAATACATCAGATGTAAATGAACTTCCATCTGTTCCATTAAAATATTCACTACAACCAAGAGTAACTCCTGAACATATATTAGATAATACTAAATCAAAATCTATTGTAGCTGTAGGTTGTTCAAAAGTCCATAAATAAGTTGCATCTATTATATTTATATAAGCTGTCTCATAAACAATTTCTGAAACATATCCTTCTACTATATTAGTTGATGTTCCATCTAATATATACGGGCAACCAGGAAGTTCTCCATCAAAATCTGTTTGAAATAAAACTAAAGCTAATTGTCCAAATTCTCCACTTCCTAGTCCGTGTATTACAAATCCATTATCATTCATTTCAACTGTTGCATCAAAAATATCTCCCATATCTAAATCAGAAGTATCTATTTTTCTTCTCCAAATAAAACTTCCAGTAAGACTCAATTTTATTAGATTGTATTGCCCACCAGAAGCATCATAACATATAAATACATATCCATCATCCATAACATGAATTTTACATGGAACATCATCAAAATAATTTCCTTGTGCTCCTGTATCTTCTATTTTAGTACACCATTCAGGAACACCAGAAGAATTAACTTTTAATACAAGAGTATCATAAATATATGGACCAAACATTGGACCAGATACAGCATCTATTAAAGCGATATATCCACTATCAGCAGTTTGTTTTAATGAAGTTATAATATCTGTTATACGGAGATTTTTTCTATAATAATGTTTTGCCCAAAGTTTATTTCCATCACTATCCATTTTTATTAACATAGGTTGATAATTAACAGTGCCATTATATAACCAATCCATATTATAATTTGGTCTTAAACTATGACCAACCATATAGTTATTATCATCTGTTTTTATTAATTGTATATAAACTCCATACCCATCATTTGCAATTCCTTTAACCCAAATTGTATCTCCTGTTTCTTTATCTAATTTATAAAATACAGGCGTATAACCACCACTAAAATCTCCGCCTCCATCATAATAACTAAAAAACCAAATTATTGATGTACTATCAAATGATTCAATAATTCCTCTTGGAAAATCGTCTGCCCAACAACTATAAGAACTTCTATGCCAAAGCTCATTTCCATTTACATCAATCTTATAAATCATTGCTGAACTGTATGTTTCTGTATCAGTCCAGTATTTATGGGTCATATAATATGCTCCATCTATTTCTGAAACAAATCCCCCTTCTCCATATGGACCTTCATGTTTAATTCTAAAAGCCTTTGCCCATATTATTCTATCTTTGTTAAATTTAACTAAAGCATTATAAGCATAACCAGCTGTACAAGCCGCTAAATAATTTCCATCGGATGTTGTTATAAGGTCATAAATATAATCTAGATCAATCTCACATACAAAATTTAGGAGAACAGATCCCAAAGAGCCTGTAACAGAACTAGAAGCACTGGAAGAACTACTTCCTAATTTTAAAACAACATCCCCTAATCTCATTATTTTTTACCTCTTAAGTTGGTGTGAATACAATATCATCTATATATGCGTAATTTGGTCCACTCCAATATGTTCCTGCACCAACAACAAGCCATGTAACCAAATGACTTCCTGATGGAAAATCTTCGATTGTTCTTTGCTCCCACAATGGAAGTCCTGTCTGCCAAGATGTTTGGCCATACACAGTAAGAATTGTTCTTCCATCAATCTGAAATTTTATTCCACAATCTCCCCAATAATCGTAAGGAATCATTACCCATCTAAAACTTAAAATACCAGGTCCAGTTATATATCTTTGTGCTAAAGTTTTTCCACCAGAAACAGTATTTGGAATTCTTAAAGAATTTGGAGCTGAATAATAAACACTTGTATCTACAATAACTGTCCCTACTATTTCATATGTTTCACTTTCATAGACTATTGTACTCATTGTAGTTGATGAACTACTTGAACTACTTGAGCTTTTACAAGATGATGAACTTGAACTTGAATAACTAACTAGAACAGCTCTATTACTTGAACTTGAACTAGAACTAGATCTACAACTAGAACTAGACGAACGACAACTAGAACTAGATGATCTAGAGCTTGAGCTACTACTTCTTGAAGATGAAGAACTTGAACTTACACTAAATGTAAAATCATCAACATAAGCAACATCATCAGGAAACTGATATACATAATCATTTTCAAATGCAATTATTATTTTTTGATCTGCATTTATTTCTACAATATATGGATCCCAATCCCAATCCCCTGATATAGAATCATAAGGATCTCTATCGTAATAATCTTGTTCTGTTAGATATAAAGCTAATTGATTATAACCTTGATCAGATGTAAACGTCTTCCAATAAAATGATGCTACGCCTGGTCCTTGAATATCTGGTACTAGTCTAGCTCTTGCCATTTCTAATGAAACTTGAGCTTTAAAAGCATAACCCGGAGAATTAGTTACAGAGTCTTGTAGAACCCAAGGGAATTCTCCTTGATTAGTTCTAAATGTAATTCCATCTTCTTCAACAGCAGTATCGCTTACAGAAGATGATGAACTAGATGATGAACTTGAAGATGATGATGGCATAAAATTTCCAATAAGCCATTGTAAAGGAGAATATACTTGTGTATAACTTCCATCTTGTATATTACCCCAAACATATACTCTCCCTGAATCATCTAATGCCATACTAATTCCATCACCAGCAAATATATCTACAAAATGTCTTGTTTCAAGATCAAAATCTCCTTCTCCTACAAACACTACAGTTCTAAAACCAATAGAATAATAAGAAGAATTTGTATTTCCAGTACCAAGAGCTCCGCCTGTATTTAAACCAAATGAAAATATGTTACCACATTCGTCTGTACATAAACCATGATTTTCCCCTATTGCATATTTTCCACCTTTATCAAGATAAGTGGTAACCCATGCAGGAGTCAAAGAAGTTATCAATGTTCCCATCATTCCAACTGAGTTGATTCCCCATCCACGCATATAAATATTATTTGAGCTTCTTGCTAATACAAATGTACTTCTTACAAATACCTCTTCCGCAATGAAAGATGATATACTTACATATAGAGGAACTTTTGAATATGCCAATTCTCCTTCTGTTAATCCTTGCCCTAATAATCCATTATTATTTCTACCCCACATATAAACATGCCCATTTGAATCAATAGCTCCTGCTGTTTCATTTCCAGCATCAATATAAATCCAATCTGTTTTTGTAGAATCTATTGCAACAGGATATGGCCATATATCATCACCAGCTTGACCTTGATCTATATTTACACCTGTTTGTCCGTATGTATCAATTCCCCATCCCCATATTCTTCCATCTGTATCAAGACCTATAGCAAAGTTAGAACCAAGAGCTACCCTACTCCATGTTATAGGAACAAATACTCCATCTAATTTTCCTTGTGTTGGTCCTAATACCGGAGATGTTGTAGTGTATTGAGTAACAGCTTCTCCATAATTCCAAGTGTAATTTGTGCCATGTTCTCCGTAATCAGATGTTCCCCAAAAATACATTGTTCCAGTTGAATCAATTGCTAATACTCTATCATTTTTTGTTGCTATATAAGTAAAAGGAGTTGCTTCTGAATCAACTACTTTTAGACTAGGGTTCAATGCTATAGGTGTTCCAAAATCTGTACCAGTTCCTGTAGCACCTCCTTCTGCACCACCACTATAAGTTCTATCGTCATTTACTTTTGCAAAAAGAACATTATCTGAACAAGCAATAATATTTGCTGCTGCAACAGGGAGAACTCTTAATTGGACATAACCAAGACTTGTAAAATTATAAGGCGGGTCTAATGTAGTCCAAGGCAGACTAGTAATTGAAATATCGTCTGCTGCTGTTCTATATTGAACTATATTCATCATCATTCTCCTTGTTGATATTTATCTAAAATAACTCTAGCTGGACCAGAGCCTAAATTCCAAATTTCTGATTCCCCAATTCCACCATTGTAAACTAAAAGTTTTTCTGTGTTTCCAGTTCCTTCTGTTCCACCATCTGTTTGAGTCCAGTTTGTATCAAATGTTTTCATTACAGGTTCATCAGCATCGCTAATTTGACCCCATACAATATCAGCAGTTAATTGGGCCTCACTAGCAGAGCTGGAAGAACTTGATGATGTTGAACTTGATGAACTAGAGGATACTTGTTCAACAGTAATATATACAACCTCAAACCCATGCATATTATCAAAGCAACCACCATAATCAAAATCTCCTAAACCTGATGTTGTTAGAACTGTTGATGTTGTACCAGGAATTACAACTTCTGCTGTACTATCGCCTGGCATAAAGATTGTTGGATCACTAGTTCCATCTATCAAGTTATGAGTCATTACAGCGGTGCTATCATATCTACATTTTACATATTCATCACGAATTTCATCAACTTCTATAAACAGTTCTCTATTGTTATCTGTAACAGCTCCAATGTCAAACCAACTTCCACAATCAAAAAATTCTCTTGCATGATATGTAGCAGTTGAATCAAAACACATATGCGCGGTCGCGTCTATTTCATCAACATTTTCAACACAGCATGGATGACTGTCCGCGACTATGTGATCATGCACGATTTCTTCCGGATAGTGTTCCCATTCTTCTTCAATATTGATTGATTCAAATAATGGGCTTTTAACTTGAAGAGCTTCTAAGAATAATAATCTTGCACGATATGGTTTGAAGAAATTGATAACCTGTTTTAAGTCTGAGAAGAAAGCATCAAGACCAAAGATAATAAAACCAAAATTGATGAAACCATAACCAACATTATTTCTAATCCAGTTGGCTATATCTTTCAACATTACAAATAAAATTTCTTCCAAAGATGCAGTAAGATCATCTATTTTTGGAATAATTGTTGAGTCAATTTCATTAAGAACAGTTGTAGGATCAATCGGTGTTTGTAAGAAATTTCTTGGAGTTAGCCTACAGAATTTATCGTAGTATTCTCTTAATAGAACTTCTCTATGTATTCTTGCTCCACCAGTATATAATGCGCTAGGTCTTATGTTTATTTCATTATACTCTGCAATAATATCTGTAACATTATCAACAGATGATGTTCCATCATAGCAAGAAAATTGATCACCAAATGATCCTACTCCATATAATTTTTGAAATACATATAGAGTAGATAAATGAAGTTCTAATAATGAGTGAACTTCTCCAATCATTGAAATTTCTGCATTTTCAGGTGGGAGTATTCCTCTGAATCTATAGTCGTAATACTGATCTTGAATCAATCTACTGTAAATAGAAAACTCTGGACCATCTGCTGTAGCAACAGGTCTTACTCCTAAATAATTTGTCTTTGAAGGAAGGTTTATTTTTAATGTTGAATGAAGATTTCTGATTTGTGCTTCTGTTAAAAGCCAGTGTGGATCATCTACTGTTAATGTATCATAAGGATATATTAACGATGTAGGACTTATTGTTGAACCTGTGATTACATCTCCCTTGAATATCAATGCAAGGGTTTTATCAAACTGTAAAAAGAATTCGAAAATATCAACTTGTGTAACACCATAATATTGAAGAACTTCGAAGATAGCTTGTGGTGTTCCTTTTTTCTTATATAGATTAACAAGGTCTAGAAATAGATTAACTTTTTGTGCTAGAGGGTCTGAAGTTGGTCCTTTTAATGATGTTGAATAATTGAATCCAAAACTTCTAAATAACTCGTCAAGATCATCATTTGTCATACCTCTTGGGTCTGCCATTTTTGTTGATGCTGCTGTAATTGTTTTATGTGCAGAAATCCAATCTACTAGTAGCTTTCTAAATCTTTGATAGTCTGGAGTATTGAATGTTTGTTGATCAATTACTTTTGCAAAGAAAAGATCAGTCAACGCTCTTTCAGATTTAGCAAGAGAATTTAATGATTCTGTTAATTCAGGAACCTCTTCTCCGCTAGCTGCTCGTAATAGAAGCCATAGCAGCTCGTCAGGACTATATTTATTATAGAAAGCCATCTTGTATCCTCAGTTACCCAAGAGTTAAAAATTGAGTTGTCGTAGAATTGAAGAATTGGTCTAGCACATAAAGTTCGTAAAATGTTTCAAGAAGGGTTCCCTGAGAGACCAATGTTGTATTATCATACCTTGAAAAGTTTTCATTTACTTTTAGATCTAAATATAAATAGATCAATTTAGATAATGGAGTAGACAAATCCTCATATACAATTCCAGATGTTGAATCAAAAATCGTAACAGATGTAGCATCAACTCTATAAGACAATAGTGCATTTAACATAGTCAAATCATCTGCTTGTAATAGAAATAAATTTTCCCCAGTTGAATCAGTTGATAATTCATAATACTTTGCAGATGCTGGATATAGATTAAGTCTTACAGAAATTGGTGTTGGCCAAGATCCTCTTTCTTTTTGTTTGTAAATATATTTATATTCATCCCACGAATAATCATCATTGAATAGCATTTCTATAAAAGATTTTTGTGGAAGATATAGAGGATCAAGAGCTGACGGAGTATGAACACCATTTTTATTAACCGTAGAATTTACAATAAATTTATTGATCCAATATTGTAACTCAGGAATGACTATAGTTGATGCTATTGTCAATTTTATTCCCTCACATCTGTTTGAATTAAATCATATGTGCTCATCATATCGAGCATATGTGTGAATAGTGTTTCTGGATTATATTCCTTCCATGTGAATGTTTTATTCTTTGCATCCGTACTCCATCTTCCAGAATGAAATCTAACAGCTTCTTCCATTGTGAAAAATTGATCTTCTGTTAGAATCTTCAAGAAGGTTTCTTTGTTCGATGCAATCATGTCGGCAGCTTTCTTATCATGCCAATTATCTGTGTATGGTCTGCTTCCCATGTCACCATATTTGAGAATATCATGCATAGCGATAGCCAACAAAATTTTATCTGATTCTTGGGTCATCTTATCTATTCCAAATAATTGTATAATTTTAGAAGCAGAATATAACATTTGATAAACATGCTCTGCTTGTGTTGGAATATCTCCATTCAATTTCTTATGATGTTTTCCAGTTGATGATGTTGGTCTATCCCAAATATCAGGAACAATTGAATTTATTCCTTGCCATAATTTAAAAGCTCTTTCACTCAAATTGTTTTGTAGTAGTTCTATTATTTTCTCTTTGTACATTTATAAAAATTCCTTTCTTATTTTACTGCTGCTTGCCCCCATCTCATTTTATATTTATCTTCTGCCTTCTTTAATTTTGCTTTCATTTTATCTAAAGCATAATCATGTTTAGCTTGGCATCTTTTTGGATCTTTATTTTTTGGACAATCTTTAGCAGCTTTATTGATTACATCAATTTTTTTCTGATATTCAAAAATATTTACTCTATCTATACATTTATCTCTTTCTTCTGAAATTCTATACATTCCACACTTTCTTCTTTTTGAACTAACCAAACCTGCAATTGTTCTCCATGCTGCCCAAATAAAAGGAGTAAAAATCATCATTCCTAAAATACTTCCAACAGGACCTTCAGTTAAAATTTGTTCTTTAATTAACTTACTACTTTCAATTTTTTCCTGTAATTGTTTCTTTTCTGCTTCTGTAAATACTTTCTTAACTTCTCCTGTTAATGCTAAATGTTGAACTTGTGAATCTGTTCCATTCTGAATAAACTCAAGTACCTTTACTTTTTGTTCCTTGGTTAATTTCTTATTTTCAGTTACTGAAATGCCCAAAGCAATTTTTAAAGTAGAAATTGAATAACTCATATCATCCTCCAATTATTTAAGCATCTATTTTGATGCCTTTTCTCTTTGCTCCAAATTGAGCTAAGAATTTTGCTGTACGTCTGTCTCCAAACCACCATGTAACAACAGAGACAGTTAAATATATAATAATGGTTACAACGTCATTCCAAATTTCAACTGCTTGTTCTGTTGTAATATCTGTTCCACCATATTTTGTTAAAATGTTATAAGAAACAAATGTAAGATATGTTGTTAAAGCAACTAAATAAATTGTTAAACCTGGTCTCATAAATCCTTTTAGCCAGTCAATCATTCCGAATAAAATAGCAATAACTACAGCAGCTGGAATTGCAAAGAATCTTCCAAGCCCTCCTTGAACAGCAAATAACTTATCAATCCATTTAACATCGAACAGATTTTTGTTTCCTTGTTTTTGACTTTCTATATATGCAGATGCATCTGCTAATTCTATAGCTCCTTCTACCTGAGCTTTTGTTATTTTGATATTAGCTTCAGCTTCAGCTAACATAGCCTTAGTTTCTAACTCGATCATTTTTGCTTCATGATCGTATTCAAGTTTCTTTTGTTTATAGTTGATATAACTTGTTAGAACTGTTCCAATTATTCCAGTTACACCACCAAGTATAGTTTCCCATAGCATACCTATTCCCCTCCTGAAATTCTAAGAGTGAATTTTTCTCCACCCATAGATTCCATAAATCGTCTTACTGCAATTTTTGAATTAAGAACTGCTCGTTGTCCTTGTATAACTCCCATTTGTAATCCTAATAAAATACAACCATTTACATGAGATTTCCACCCTTTAGAAACATCTCCAGCAAAGTTCCCTGAATGAATAAGAATATATTCTCTTTTTGGAACTTTCTTAACCCAATATGTAAAACCAAATTTTGGAGACCTTCTTAATTCGCATTTGTAATCGCCCATCGGAATACATGATACATTTGATCTATTGTCTCTCCAAGGAAGTTCTAAAGTATAGCATGAAAATCCTGGAGCTAGTAGAAGACCTTCCGTTCCATGATCGCTCATTCTTTCCCTTCTTAGCTCAACATAGATAGGGTCTTTTTCCTCTTCCTTTTTCTTTTCATCTTCTGGCATTATTACCCTCTTTTATTTGTATTCGTTGGTTTCTGTAAAATTTTCATTACCTCTTTTAGAATCTTAATTGGATCTCCACTCTTTGCTGCAACTCTAGCATTATTAAGGATAATTTCTTGAACAACGGGATTTTTACTTCCAGCTTTTGTCATATATTTCTTAATAAAATCAAGGTCTACCTTCTTTCTCATTTCTTCTTCTGTTAGATGTTGTGAAACTTTTTTCTTAGGAGGTTCAAATGGTTTGCTTTCTGCAATTTTTGTAACTTTCTGTTTTGGTGGGGGCACAGGAACCTCTTTCTTTTTCTCTTGTACTATCGAAGGTTTAACAGCAGTTTTAACAGGAGCATCAAACTCTTCTTCTATAATACTTTTTACTGTAAATTTATCAGTTGTTTTTCTTGGTTTATCTTCAC